TGAACTTTCCGCAAGGGGTATTAACACTCCGGAAACCCAGAAGTTGCTTGATGATATTGAATACCGGAAAGACCCTTACCTTGAGGGAGCATACGCTGGAGAAGATGTTACAACAGACGCTCTGGGTATGCCGCCTGCGAATGTAGCAGCCAATATGGTTCCCAAGGATGCCGGAGTAGATGTAAATAAAGCAGATGTGGAATTTTTAACTCCAGAAGAAGCAGGCTTTGATGTAAATAACATATCTCCAACGGCAGAAAATATAGACACTGTATTGGAAGATACTTTGGTAAAACCTGTTGCGGGTGCCGTACCGCAAAAAACAGTAAAAGCCTACAAATTATTTAGAATTGATCCGAAATTCCCTGATAAACTTTTTCCCTTATTTGTGGACTCTAAAACACCGATTGAAGTAGGCGTGTGGACAGATGCGAAGATGGGGGATCAAGTTGCAAGTACTGGAAAAGTAAAGTCTAAAATTGGACCTTTAGCATTTCGCCCCGGTTTTCATGCAGGTGATTTACCTATTGCCAAGCACATAGGAGCTAAATCTAACTCTAGCCTGACAAAGCCGGATATTAGGCCGGATAATCAGGTTTGGGCTGAAGTAGAAATGCCTGATGATAAAGATTGGCAATCAATTGCTAACAGCAGGGCTACCATTAAAAAAGACGGTACGCCTAGTGCGGTGACTGCTCACATAACAGATGGCTTACCTGTCGGAGGACACTACCGGTATAAAACCAATCCTAATATGGAAGGGAATTGGTTAATCGGCGGCTCTATGAAGGTGGTCAGAGTACTAGATGATATTGAAGTACAGCAGATTAATTCGGCTGCAGGTACTTCTGATTTGCCCCGTGCAGGACAAGCAGTACCCACCTCATTAGACGCACAGACAGATGAATTATTCGGCGGTGTAGATTTTAATGAGGTGGCCCGTGTAGGAGACAACACTGTACCAGAGGGTAATCCGGAATTTAGCCCTACAGGTAGAATTTCCACAAGAATGCCAATTATCCCTAAGAAGGAAGGCGGTGGTGTAGACCCAGCGGTTTATTCCGGCGAACTCACCATTGGCAGAGATGTCATGGAAGAAGGCGGCACTCTGAAAAAGAATATGGAATATTTAGCAAGTAGGCGTGAACAAAGCGATGATGTTGTTAACAGGGGAAAAGATAACGAAAGACCTTTGTTTACCAGTAGCACTCCTAATCCATATTCAGACATTGGAGATGTACCCTACTTCCCCGGTTTTAAAGCCCTAGAAGGGATGTCTGTAGAAGACAGAGCCAAGTTTGTTTCTGCCATGCAACAGGAAAATCTAGAATGGCTTATGAATAAAATTCCAAAGGAATTTCAAGATCGTGCCAAACTCTGGTACACTGGTGCTAATAGATTTTCAGAAGAACTAGCCTCTAAATATGGCGTACCAAGACAGTCTATGTCTGGAGTACTTGCAGCATTATCTCCACAGAAAGACTGGTTCCAGAATGCCTCTCTTGGAGAGCGTGTAGCAGATGCGGTGATTAACAATAGGAACTTTCCTTGGTCTAGTGAAATGGAAGCAGTTGTTACTCAGTATCCAGTATTTAGGACAGGCGGTAGAGGTAGAAATGCTGCCATTTGGGAGAGTATACGAGGTAAGAAATACTCTGAATTAGAAACAACTCCTCAAAAAGCCATGTGGGTCAGGGCTTTTGATGAAGCCCACAATCCAAAGACCTACAGGGCGTTAACTCCAGAGGGTGATCTTGGCGATATAGTTACAGCCGGAAATAAGACTAGAGACATTTCTTGGGGTGGATTTAACACTATTGAAAAAGCCGTAGACGCGCTAGAGAGCGGCGGTGACTTTAACATCCTATCCGATGCAATGGGAGACATGCACAAGGTTAGAAACTTCTTCAACAATATTGAAGTACCCTTTTCCGACATGGGTGATGTTACCATTGATACACATGCTATTGCAGCGGCTCTCATGCGACCTCTAGGCGGCGATGATCGTCTAGTTGCACAAGGGCTAGGTGCTGTAGGTGGCAAGGACGCTAAAACGGGTGCCAAGGGAAATTACGGATTTATAGCAGATGATTACAGAGCAGTGGCAAGCAATAGAGGACTGCTACCTAGAGAAACACAATCTATCACTTGGGAAGCAATTCGTAGCCTGTTTAATAATAAAAGTGATAACGTGAAACGTAGGGTTAATACCATATGGTCAAGGGTTGATGATGGTAGCCTAACACAACAACAAGCCTTGGATTTAATAGAAGCGGAAGTGGGCGGCTTCCCACAAACCCAACAAGTACTCACACCAAGAACAAATCGATCTATAGGCGATGGTAGAAGTTCAACCATGTTTGCTGCCGGTGGACTACTCACAGCCGGTGCAATGGAAGAAGGCTTTGCCTCAGAACCGGAGTATCAATAATGGCACTGGGCGGTTTGGCAACAACTAACAAGGGCATCACAACGCCGGAAGGATTAACTATGGCTAAGAAGAAATTCCAACTGGACGATAAAGATGCCGATACAAACGGTGACGGAGAACTGAGTACCCGTGAGAAGGAAATCGGCAAGGCAGTCCAGCGCAATGTAGACACCGAAGTAACAGACGATGACAAGGTGCAGATGTACCACGGTGGTATGGCTACAATGGGTGACTCTTGCGGTTGCGGGGCCATGTCAGAAGAAGACTGCATGTGTGGTATGATGGACGGCCTCATGGGCTTCGACGGCATATCAGGCAATCCCATCCCAGTAGGTTCTAACGCAGAAAATGTTCGTGATGACATAGACGCCAAGCTGTCTACTGACGAGTACGTTCTGCCAGCGCATGTCGTGAAATGGCACGGCCTCAAGCACATTCAGATGATGCAGAGTGAAGCGGAGATGGGTCTGATGTCCATGCAGATGGACGGCCTTATTCAACATGTCGAAGAGAAATCCCATAGCGAAAGTTCTAAGGACGGCGAGGTATCGTCCAAGAATAATTCCAAACAAAAAGGTGCCGAAGCGGAAGCCGAAGCACCCGAAGAAATTTACTCCGGAGAAGGAGTAGATGTCGAGGTCGCTACTGTAAAAGTAGACGATCATTTAACAGATGAGGGTGACAAGGAATTGCGCCCAAAAACATCTAAACTAGCCGGAATAGTCAAAAAGAAGAAGTATGTCTAACCGGATAATATTGGACACCCGAATTGTCGGACCCAAGGAGTAATAATGGCTAAACAACGATACCAACGGGCAGAAGACCCGACAGACAACCTGTCTTATGCGGAAGAATTTGCACAAGTCCACGGGCAACAACAACAGCCGGTTGAGCAGTTAGATGCTGAAGAAGAGTCCTATAAGAAACGCTATCAGGACATTCAACGGCATATTCAAACGGTGCGCAATCAGTCTGATGAGAAGATTTCTGCAATGCAGAAGCAACTGGATGATGCCACTCGCCAACAGATTAGGTTTCCAAAGACTGACGCGGAAGTTGAGGCTTGGAGTAGCAAGTATCCAGACGTTGCGAAGATCGTGGATACGATTGCCCGAAAGAGGGCTAACGAGGCATTGGCAGAAGGCGAGAAACGTCTTGAGAAAGTAGAGCGGTTTGAGAAAAAAGTCCAAAAGAAAGGTGCTGAACAGCAGTTAATGCAACGGCATCCTGACTTCGCTGAAATACGACAGGATAAGAAATTCCACGATTGGGTGGCTACACAACACCCATCCATTCAAGACAGCGTGTACAAGAACAATACAGATGCAGATTGGGCCTCAAGCACCATCGATCTGTACAAGGCTCAGACGGGCGGTAGACGCTCTAATGGGGCAGCACAAGCAGTAGGCCGCACAAGCGCATCTCAGCCGCCGTCTACCCGCCAGATGAAGTATTCTGAGAGCATGGTCGAAAAGATGTCTGACCGTGATTACGACCAACACGAAGAAGCCATTATGGCAGCGATGCAAAGCGGGAAGTTCTTATACGACCTTTCTGGAGCCGCAAGGTAACTAAGTGGCGTTTTAATAAATTAACTATTGTATTTACCCGACCATTGTGTTATAATGGTTATATTGAACGACTTAAAGGCAGGACACTAAAAGCCTATTCCGGCTAAAGTAGTATACCCCGCCTAACTCTCACAGATAATAATAAAATTAAGGTCTACCGGACTAAAGAGAACCGTACACTTGTGCGCCACTCTCTAAAGTGCGCCATCATAATTTTAATTGTCTGATCTAGCTGTCTCTGCGCGTTTATATTGCGAATGATTGTCGTTCTCAAATCGCATAACGTCAGAGATTTTCTTCAAGCCATTTCATTCAAGGAGAAATCATAATGGCATTTCAATCAGCAGCCTCTGGTTCAGCACTTACCGGCGGCATTAACAATTCGGGCGCATGGAACAACCTTACATCAGGTAATTTCAGCCCAGTAATTTACAGCAAAAAAGTACAGAAAGCCCTGAGATCATCTTCTGTAATTGAGGCTGTAACCAACACTGATTACACAGGCGAAATCGCCAACATGGGTGACTCAGTGAACATCATCAAAGAGCCAGATATCACTGTCTCGTCGTATGCCCGTGGTACTGCCTTAGCAACACAAGCACTCACCGATGCGGCGTTTACTATGGTCGTAAATAAAGCGAACTACTACCAGTTTGCGATGGACGATATCGAAGAAGCGCATTCGCATATCAATTTCGTTGATTTAGCAACGGATCGTGCTGGCTATAAAATGAAGGATGCAATGGACGCAGAAGTACTTCGCCACATGGCGGGTTACACCGATGCGACCACGGCGCGTACTGCTCTGGAAACAGGATCGACTAAAGCCGATGCCGCTGCAGACAATGACGAATTGCTTGCAGCCAACAAACTGCGCGGCAATGTCTTCTCTGGAGTTTCTGGCGATAGCACTAAGGCTATTCCAATTGCTGCAGACGGCGGTACTGGTATCATTACATCTCCTCTTGAGATTATGAACCGTATTGCTCGTATGATGGATCAGGCGAATGTCGATACTGATGGTCGTTATATCGTTGTGGACCCAGTGTTCTGCGAAGTCCTTCTCGACACCTCGTCAAAACTCATCAATTCCGACTTCGGTGGTGGTGATGAACTGCGTAACGGCAAGCTGCCTAATAAAATTCGTGGCTTTGACGTTTATAAGTCTAACAACCTGCCGTATAAAGGCACTGGACCCGGTACTGCTACTGCAGCCGGTTCTACAGCCCATTATGGTGTTCTGGTTGCTGGTCATATGGGTGCAGTTGCTACAGCGCAGCAAATCTCTAAGACAGAGACTTTCCGGTCACCAGATACCTTCGCGGATATCGTGCGCGGCATGAATCTCTATGCTAGAAAAATCCTGCGCAGCGACAGCCTGTTCAATGCTTGGTACAACCTAGCCTAATAAATTTAGGGGCTGGCTTGTGCTGGCCCCTTTATCCCTTTTCTAAGGAATTAGTATGCCTAGTACTTACATCTCGCTATGTAATCAGGTCTTGCGGCGTCTGAACGAGGTTGAGATCTCTGACGCTGATTTCTCGTCTGTGCGAGGTGTACATGCACTGACCAAGGATGCAGTGAAGGCTGCTCTGGCGCGTATTAATCAAGCAGAATTTGGCTGGCCCTTTAATGCGGCTACTCACACACAAACACTAGTTGCAGGCACAGAAGAATACTCTTGGCCTGACAATTTAAAAACTGCAGACTTTAACAGTTTTCAAGTTCTAGAAGACGCTAATCTAGGCTCAAGGAACTCTGTCATGGGTTCTATAGATAGAGACGAGTACTACAGATATCACCGTGACACAGACACTACCTCTGGCGCAGCCGGTAGAGGAGTGCCTACGCACATTTACCCTGCTCATGGCAGTGCATTTGGAGTAACTCCTACGCCGGACAAAGCCTACAAAGTAAAATTTAATTACTTCCTCAACTACACCGACCTCACTTTTTATGATGATGTTACCCGTGTACCAACCTCCTTTGACAGCGTCCTCGTAGACGGTGCGTTGTATCACATGTACATGTTTAAGGATAACGTGGAGTCTTCCCAAGCCGCATATGTAGCCTTTGAACAAGGCATAAAAGACCTGCAGAGTTTGTACATCAACCAGTTTGATTACATCCGAGATACACGGGTCAGGTTCTAATGCCAGACCAGATAGCCTCATTAAAAGTTATCTCTGCCGGTGGTCTTAATTCCAATGAAAACCATTTGGAGTTATCCGATAATAACCCCGGTAGTGCTACTAGATTAGTCAACTATGAACCGTCTTTATTTGGCGGCTATCGGCGTATTGAGGGATATGAAAAATACGATAGCACCTATGGCGAAGTAACCATAGCAGGGCAGACTACTGGCACTGGCCCAGTGCTAGGACTAGCCATCTTTAAAGACGATGTAAGCAACTCCACTAAGATCATTGCTGCGCGTAAGGATGCCGGTGGAAGCACGTATAGTTTCTACTACTACACCTCTGGAATAGGCTGGCGAAAATTCACTCTGGATTACAGCGTAACTAGGCCAATGACTGCCAATACCCTGACGGTCAGTAAGATACGTCATGCACAGTTTAATTTTGGTACTGGCAATAAGATTTGCTTCGTAGACGGCGTTAACCCAGCGATTGTCTTTGACGGTGCTAACTGGGAAGAGATTAAATCAACTAACTCAGGCGGTTTTGCTGTTGGAGGTAGTAACACGGCTGGCGGTGCGCAGGCAATAAACGCTCCGGCTTTAGTGGACGTATTTGAAAACCACTTGTTCTTATCCGGACATAAAGGCACTGCAGCGGTAGTAGCCCATTCTGCGCCAAAAGACCCTTATACGTGGACAACAGCAGCGGGTGGAGGGCAGATACCTGCAGGATATGACGTAGTCCAGATTAAGCCATTTAGAGATAATCTTTTTGTATTTGGCAATAAAGATATTAAAAAAATCGCAGTATCGTCTGGAAATGTTTTTGTATTGGAGCAGGTTACCACCAACGTAGGCTGTGTAGCACGGGACAGCGTTCTTGAAATCGGCGGTGATCTAATTTTCCTTGCTCCGGATGGTTTCAGACCGGTTGCCGGTACTAGTAGAATTGGCGATGTGGAACTAGAAACAGTCTCTAAGCCTATCCAAGCCTCGTTAGTTGATATTATTAAAAACAATGACATGGATACTCTTACCGGAGTTGTAATAAGGTCTAAATCCCAAGTGAGGTATTTCTATGGTGCCTCTACCGCTGCCAATGGAACCATAAGCCCATCTTCTGCAGACGCCGAAGGAATAATAGGCGGTTTGTCTGACAATTCGGGTTCTATTAATTGGAGTTTTGGACAATTACAGGGAATACGTGCTTCTTGTTGTACCTCAGATTATGTCGGCACAGAAGAGGTAATCCTACACGCTGACCATGACGGGAATGTATACCGTCAGGAAGTAGGCACCAGTTTTAACGGTGATGATATTGTTGCAGTGTACGCCACTCCTTATCTGGACTTTGGCGAGACTGAGCAGCGTAAGGTGATACGCAAGATAAACACATTTATCAGAGCAGAAGGTCCATTAGAACTTCTCTTATCAGTCACGTATGATTGGGGTGACGGCGATGTCCAAGCACCTAACACATATTCTCAATCTTCCACGGGTGCGCCTACGAGGTACGCAGGAAGAAATATTAATTACGCAGCCGCCAACGTCCTTTATGGCGGTTCATCCAAACCAATTATGACCAGTGATATTCAAGGTAGCGGATTTGCTGTGCAAGCCACTTACGTCACCGTTGGTCAGACAGAACCCTACTCAATTCAAGGTATGGTTTTTGAATATTCAGTTGCAGGGAGACGATAGTCAATGGCAGGTTACACAAGGCAGTCAACTGCTACGATAATCAACGGGGCGAGTGTCACTGCACCGCCTCTTAATGCAGAATTTAACCAGCTTTCTTCAGCATTTAATTCTTCGGGCGGTCACACCCACACTGGCGGTACAGGAGACGGCCCGAAGATACCTCTTGCTACATCTGTAACTGGTTACCTGCCTTTAGCTAACGGCGGTGTAGGCGGTAAGAACAACGTTGCAAATGCTATTCCTACAGTGAATGATGATAGCGGAGATGGCTATGCAGCGGGGTCTTTATGGGAGAATAGTACTACTGGACGTATTTATATATGCGTAGGTAATACCAGCGGGGCTGCTGTTTGGCGCGAGTTAGTACAGCAAGACCTTGCCGGTACTATGATCACAGACGTGGATATCTCTGGCACATTAGGCGTCACAGGCACGGGTACATTTGCCAATGCGCTTTCTGCAGATGGAACTACACTAGGCACATTAGGTGTTACAGGTGCTACTGCCTTGGACGGTGGCCTGACGATGGATACTGATAAGTTTACTGTAGCCGATGGGACTGGGAATGTAACCATTGCAGGTACACTTGCAGTCGCTGATACATCTGCATTTACTGGTGCTGTAACAGCAGACGCTGGAATTAGTATAGACAACATTACTATTGATGGTACTGAGATTGATCTGTCGAGTGGTGATCTGACCGTAGATGTAGCGGGAAATATTATTTTAAATACTGATGATGGTATTGTTAGTTTGCAAGACGATACTGCTACGTTTGGCTCCTTAGAAAACAATAGTGGTAATTTAAATATAAAATCAGGCACGACATTAGCTGCCACCTTTAGTGGTGCAAATGTTGATTTAGCAGGAACTTTAGATGTTACTAGTGCTGCAACACTAGATAGCACTCTTGCAGTAGCTGGCGTTATCAGCCCTGCCACACATGTCGATATGCCAGACAATGCTAAAATTAAACTAGGTACAGACGATGATATGACATTGTATCATGATGATACAAACGGCTACATCACGAACTCTACAGGTGCTTTGAAAGTAGCAACTGAGACTAGCGGCACAGCGGTCACAATCGGTCACACAACATCTGAAGTAACTATTGGTGACAACTTAACGGTAGCAGGTAATCTCACGGTCAGTGGCACACAAACAGTTGTTGATACTGTTACCATGAACGCTGCTAATGCTATTGTTTTTGAAGGTGCTAGTGCCGATGATTATGAAACTACTTTATCTATTGTTAATCCAACAGCAGATCATACATACTACCTGCCTGATTTAGGTAGTACAGATGACGTAGGTTATCTTGCAGCATTTGAGGTTGATTCCGGTACAAGCGGTTTAATTTCTTCTACCCCTGCTGAACTTAATATATTGGATGGTAATACTAGTGCTGCAAGTACAACCCTTGCAGATGCTGATCGTGTGGTGGTTAATGACGATGGTACAATGAAGCAGGTTGCTTTAACCGACTTTGAAACGTACATGGAAACCTCTCTCGACACGTTGGCAAATGTGACCACAGTCGGTGCTTTAAATGCTGGCTCAATCTCGTCTGGCTTTGGGGCCATTGATAATGGATCGTCAGCAATTACTACAACAGGCACGATTACCTTTGGCTCATTGGCTGATGGTACTATTACCGCCACAGGTTTTGTTGATGAAGACAATATGGCATCTAACTCAGCTACACTTATTCCTACTCAGCAAAGTGTAAAAGCCTATGTAGATGGGGTAGTTGGTAGCAGCTATGATGTCAGTGGCCTGATCGCTGAAGGCGGTGAAATTAACACAGTAGCTGATCCTGAAACAGCAGTTGGTACAACAGCAATCGCTGGTGGTGATAGTGTTGTTACACAAGATATTTCTGCAAATGTAATGCGCCAAACTACAGTAGATACGTTAGATACCTACCTCTCTGGTACTACTAAAACTCTTACAAATAAAACACTTGGTAGTGGCGTTACTATTCCTACAAGTAATAACCCACGTTTTGAAGGATTTTTTATTGGTGGTGATACTACAAGTGGAAATGTTGTTCTAACACAAGGTGCGATAGCAAATCTTGTGGGTTATCAGACAATAAATTATGCAACTAGTAATGACTCTTTGACAGGTAAGTTTTACTCTGAAGCTACTGGTCTTGAAATAACTTCAAAAAGACAAGGCACATCAGATTACGGTAAAGTTACTATTCAGCAAGGCAAGTCTGGTGCCAGTGACCGCCCTGTTTTTACAGCCAACGCTGATCAATCTCTACAATTGTATGGCCCTGTTGCTAGTGGCGATAACACAGTAATGAGGACAACAGACTATGGCGTTGATTTTTATGGGAATGAACTATATAATTCAAGGGATTATTCTACGGATACTGCGCATCCACCGGCTGATCCTACACTACGTTTAGATTTTGCAAATAGTAAAACACTTGACCCTCGGCTTACTTTTAGCAGGGCGTCTATAGGGACATATTATAGTAGAGATACCGTAAAACAAAACGAAAATATATTTCATTATAGCCAAGAATTTGACAACGCTTATTGGACTAAAACAAACTCTTCTGTGACAGCTAACTCTACTGTTGCACCTGATGGCACTACTACTGCCGACACTATTACAAGAACAAATACTGGTGCAACTAATCACGGATTAAAACGAACTATAGCAATAAAAAGAAGTTTTGTAACTGTAAGTGTATTTGCTAAAGCTGGAACTGAAGATATTCTTCAAATACTATTTGATGGACATACTAACTACTGGCAAAATTTTGATTTAACTAATGGTAACACTGGTCAAGGTAATGCTATTGTTAAATCAATTCTTGATGTAGGAAATGGTTGGTATCGCTGTACACTTACCATGAGTTCTACAAGTACTCCCATTACCGCTGTTAAATTTTCTATTAAAGACGCTGTTACTGATTTACGAGAAGCGACTATAAACCCCGGTGGCAGTAACGATACAATTTACTTGTGGGGCGCACAGTTAGAAACTACTAATGCAACTAATTATACAGCTAATGGTTATGGCACTGAGTATTTTCCAACTACCGCTAAGTCTAAAAAAACAAGTATGCAATTTATAAAAACGGCTATTAATAATGAGCCGCGTTTTGATTATAATCCTTTATCTCACTATGCAACATCTATTGAAAACACATCATTTAATTACGATTCTAGAGGACTGATGATAGAGGAAGCCCGTACTAATTTAGTTACATATAGTTCTGATCTGAGCAATGCGGCTTGGACGAAAACTAGAGTAACGGTAGAACCTAATGCTGCGATGGGGCTGGATGGAATAATATCAGCAGATAAATTAGTAGAAACTACTGATAATGGCACACATTTTATTGATAGTGCGGCTATTACACTTGAAAATGGTGAACCTTATACTGCGTCAGTTTATGTCAGAGGCGGGCAAAAAACTAGATTAATAATTACATCAACTGATACTACTAGATGGCCTATAAATAGTATGTTTACGGGTTCTTCTATTACATCTACGGGTGCAGGTTCAGCCACAGTAACATTTGCAGATGGAGGTTGGCGTAGGTATACTGTTACTGGCGTAGCTGGAAGTGCAGGTACTGTTCAACTTAGATTTCAGTTTACTGAAACTGACAGTAACACTACTAATACATATGCTGGCAATGCTTACAAAGGTTTATATATCTGGGGCGTACAGGTAGAAAAAGGTTCATGGGCATCCTCCTACATACCAACTGTTGCTAGTGCTGTAACTAGGGCGAACGAAAGCCTAGAACTTAATTCAGGAGATTTTTCCACGGCCCTAACAGCAAGCCCCACAGTTATTGCGGAAGCAGTTCCATTTGAGATTGTTAGTACTGAAGCAAATGACGATGCACGGGTATTTACTTTGTGTCATTCCGATGATGGAACGACTGTTAATACAAACGCTATAACACTAGGCCGTACTTCCAATAACTACAAAGGAAGAATGTATGCTTATGGTGCCGAACAATTTTCTCATGCTACCGATTCCTCCGCAACCGGAGGTTTTCTGACCACTGATTTGGCTATAAAAAGTCTTTTTTCTTGGGAAGAAGAAGAAGATAACGGTGGAGGAGAAGCGACTGTAGGGGCTAATGGACAGCAAAATTATAACTCTAGTGACAGTGTTGGAATTTTCCCTGAATATAATAGGTTAATTATCGGAGGGCATAATGGTTCAACCGGCGGTACTTGGAATGGGACGATATTAAGACTGTCATTTTACCCCCCTGCTTATCTTAACTTCTATGCCCATCTACTAGACGTACCATACCTTACAAAAAGAGTTTACCGTGAAAAAATAACATAGCTATAGGACTAACATAAATGGCAAATGCAAGAAACATATTTGGTGAACGGCCAAATCAGGCTCCGTACAACTCACAGTTAGGACGCCTAGCATATCAAGATTCCTTGGTAGCTAGTGAGGCTGTGCATGTACCAATATCTGTTACAGGCACTGCCCCCGCATTGAATGTACGCAGAAGTAACTTTTTTGATAATGGTACTTTAACAGCAACAACATCACCAACATTTACTAACGTCCCTAAACATGCCAAGTGGAGTTATTCATTTAACTCTGGTTCAGGTGGAGCAGGTTATTATATTCCAGATACTACAGCAGTAGGTCAGCAACGTACTTTTCAGCCAATTGCTACTGTTAATCAGCCATCGCCTATCAGTGGTGTAAATATCTATCAAATAAATTTTAACGCAGATGGAGATAAAATATTCTTTATGGATGGTACTGCTGACCGTATTAGAGAATATGCACTTACTACAGATTGGGATATTACAACTATAGCTGCAACAGAAACTGCTAGTTATTATTATGGTAGTTATGAATCTAATGCGCTAGATTTTCAATTTAGTCCCGATGGGCTGCACATGTATGTTACAGGGACAACGGCTGATAGACTTCAACATTGGACTTTAACCAGTCCATTTGATTTAACCAGTATAGCTTTTAACGATAATAAAAGTATCATTTCTAATCCCTATGGTTTTCATATTACAAGTGATGGAATGAAGCTATTTGTAATGAACTCATCCGAGACCGTGTATAAATACAATTTTGGCACAGCTTGGGATGCAAGTACAATAGGCAGTTCTGTGTCCAATCACCCAACGGCAAACAATAATACTTTTGTGGACACTAGCGCCCAATACTCAAGTTTTATAATAACGCCAGATGGATTAACTCTGATTGCCAATGGTTTTGCATACGATAGAATTACTCACACTGATCTCCTAACCCCACATGTTATGACTGATACTGCCAATATATCCCGACATGAAATGTCAACTGCTATTTTAAATAATGAAAGAAATAATTATTCCTTTGGTTTTTCTTTTGATGGAAAATACATGTGGTTAGGTGGTAATGATAAAAAAACAATTTCGCTTTTTGACACTTCTTCTCCTTGCCAAGTAACCTTACCTTCCTCTGTTGTTGAAACCACCCCCGTTTTAATTAAACCTAATGCCAGAACGACAATGGATTTTGTTACTTCGGATGGTGGTGCTACAGTTAATCTAATAGATGTTCGTGTAGTTTAACCCTTTCTAAATGAATGGGCGTAGACTAAGCCACCTAATTAACACTTGCAATAGACTTTAGTAGATGATATAATTAATGCAATGTATACACCATGCCTCTTACGTCCAGAAGAGGTTCTAGAACATTGGTCTACAATAAAACCCCATATTGATGTGGCTCTAGAACACTCTGCAGGAGAAATGACTACCTTCCAATTGTTCCAGAAGGCGATGACCGGACAGGTACACGTCTTTGCTGCGATAGTTGAAGGTGAAATTCACAATGTACTTACCACTAGGTTTTTAATTTACGATAATATGAGGTCTTTGCAGTTATTAACTTGTGGTGGGAAGATAACAAACTGGGATGCGTGGTTAGATCATAATCATTTGCTAGAGAAATTTGCCAAAGAAAATAAATGTAATTCAATACAGATATGGGGGCGCAAAGGATGGGGGCGGCGTCTTTCTTCGGTCAAGAGTACCGCCGGAAAACCGTACAAATCCCTGTATAGCGTATACTCAATGGAGATAACTAATGATTAACAATCCTTTTCTACCTTATAAATATTTACACCCGCGCCGGTCAGGAATGGTCGTATTTAAAGGCGGTGGTGGTGGTACTCAGAGCATTAACGTGCAAGGCGGTTTGACTGATGAACAGTATAAAGTGCTGTTAGAAAACCAAGACCTGATCGATCTTAATGTTACAGGTGCCAAGGATTTGGCTAAAGAGGGCTTTGCCGATGTCAATGTTAGGATGGACGATTTCAATACCTCTGCCAATTCTAATCGGGATGCTATTACTGCCAATACCAACACTGGATTTAATAATCTGTCTACCTTGTTAGAGGAATATAATACAGGACAGAACCAGCGTTTCGATACTATGGATACCAACATGGCATCCAACGCGACTAGTTTGGGCGATTTGGGTACTGGAGTAACCAACTTACAGTCATCTCAAGACACTGGCTTTGCTGACATGGGAACTCGTTTTGATACCGTAGATCAGGCCAATACTACTATGCAAAACGACATGACTACTGGATTTCAAGACACCGGTACAAGTCTGGCTAACATGAACACGTCTATGGATACTCAATTCACTGACGCACAAGCTAACAGAGTGGCTAATCTCGGTACAACCACTGATAATATGAATGCAGGGTTTGAGACTGTTGGTGATACACTGGCTACAAACGAAGCGGCACGGGCTGCTGGCATTGATGCAATTGCAGGTGACGTGTCGGCATTCTCAGGGCGGTCTGATGATTATGCTACACAGTCTCTTCAGAACCAAGAAGCGATGGCAGGTACTCAAGATGGGTTTGTATCTAAGTTTGATAATTATGTTGACCGTTATACTGATGATGTTGAATTGGCAGGCATTGACCGTTCTAGTATGCAAAGGGCTAACGAAGGATTTAATAATCAACTTAGAAGTGATCTTGGGGCATATGCACAAGCATCTTCTATTGGTCAGCAGAACCTTTCTGATCAATTCTCCGCACAGCAAGGCGGCTTCCAGCAGACCAATCAAGCCACGGCTGATATATACGGCGGCATAGACGCAGGCCAGATTGTTGAAGGCAGAAATATCGCCAGACAAGCAGCTAATATACCATCCTTAAATCCTCAAATGAGGATGGAATTTTCTGAAATTGGTGCAGCCTTCGATGACAATGGGCAACTGATTGAAAGCACTATTAACTCCAACGGCATTCGTACCAACCGCCGGATGGACGATAGAGGCAATCTAATCCTCGACCAGTTCAATCAGCAAGGCCAAGGAATTGGCAGAATGAACATCAACATCGATCAGTCAATTAATAACCTACGCAGTCTAGCTGCAATAACCTAATAGGAAACCTATGCACCCGACTAAAATCTCAGACAGCGGTCTGGCACTTATCAAGAAATTTGAAGGTCTACACAGAGTACAGCCGGATGGCATGGTATCAGCATACCGTTGTCCGGCTGGAGTTTGGACTTGCGGATTTGGCTCGACCTATGGCGTTAAGAGCGGTACTAAGTGGACTACTCAAGAGTGTGAGGATCGTCTGCGTGTAGACGTAAAGAAGTTTGAAGATGCCGTAAAACGCAAAGTAAACGTGCCTCTCAGCCAAGGTCAGTTTGATGCGCTTGTGTCATGGACGTACAATTTGGGCGAAGGTAACCTAGCTTCATCTGGAATGCTCCGTAAGATTAACAAGGGCATGTATGAGGACGTTCCATCTGAGATGATGAAGTGGAATAAGGCGCGTGTTAAGGGCGTCCTACAGCCGCTGGCAGGCCTCACCAGACGCCGTGCTGCAGAGGCTGCAGTCTTCTCTATGGATGCTGCCTTACCTAGTGATGAGAGCGGCCCTGAGATGCCACAGAAGGTGACTGCAGACGCTCCTAAGTCACTGGCTAAATCTAAGACTATGGCGGGGGTAGGGGTGGCCGGTACTGCGACTATGCTGGGCGAATTAGCCCCACAGTTACAAGCCTTGGTTCCCTATGCTGCCAGCATGAAAACTTTGTTCCTAGTCGTAGCAATAGGCGGCATTGCACTAGCAGCATACGCAAGATTTAAGGACCATAAAGAAGGCGTCCATTAGTGTTCATTTTTGGCAAAATAAAGACCTACATTATTGCGGCTTTGGCTATGGCTATCCCGATTATTTACATCATGGGACGGGTCACCGGAGCCTCTAAGGAAAAGAATAAAGTGCTGCAGGATGATCTTCAGGCAGAGAAGAAGAATACCGACTTCTACAAGGCAATGGCAGAACATGAAGAAGATAATATTACTGACAGGAATGGTCTTACTGACCGGCTGCGCGGGAACGGTCTATAGGACCGATCTGGAAGTCTACTGTCCACCGATGAAAACCTACTCAGATGAATACAATGCAAAACTGGCTGGCGAGTTAGACGCTCTACCCAGCGCGAGTACTGCCATCGATACTGCAATTACTGACTACGTTGCTCTGCGTGACCGAATTAGAGCCTGTAAGACTGAAAGGGAGAATTTATAATGGGTTGGTGGAGTGACAACGAAAACTTAGGTGATGGCAATAGTTTTGGCCAGTCTGTGAAGAATGCACTCACGCCTAATGATGGACAAGAATATCACCGAGGAGAGTTAATAGACAACGAAAATGAATATGGCGTAGGGATGTTTGACCTATCCGATACACTTGGTGGCGAGGGTGGTGCCAGCGGGGATGGAGGCGGTGCAGGTCCACCGGCGGCATCTGCCCCAGCCGCTGCAGCCCCTGCTCCTGTCTCATACACCCCCTCATTAGGAGCAGATCAGGTATTAAAATGGGCTGAAGAAACCGGCTTGGTAAAATCTCAAGCAGAGATGCAGGCTATCATAGACGATCCTGATAGTTGGCTGGCAGGCAAAGGTCTGAGTATGGAAGACGTTGTCCCTTCGATGGACGCTGATGCCGAAGGTACTACTCTGGACAGTAATGACCCCAAGTATGATATTTTTGACGATATTGGGTATAACGCCGAAACCGTGGATGCTACTGAAGTAACTCCAGTTGTGTCTACCTCTGGGCCAGAAACTTATGACGTTTCTACTGTCACGGACCAGCTAACGGACGCCACTAAGGTGGACGCTGCTGTTGGGAAAATTGACGATGACAACTTAGTAGACGCAGATGATATTACCATCGATGTTGAGGCTGAAAGAGATGGTACTGGTGTATTAGGAAGTTCACTAGATGATTTCGCTAGTCAGAATATCAGTACTATCATCGACACCACCACAATAGCAGGTAAATTACTGGCCTCAAAATTAGGAGAGGGTAATTATACTGACGCCAAGGCTACTGCCGTAGGTCAAATGAAGATCATCTCTGACGAGTTTAAAAACTCAAAAGGTGACCCGATTATACCACCGTGGGCGCAGGGAATTGCCAGAGATACCCGCCGCACAATAGCCTTCTCCGGTATGTCCGGATCAGCAGCCATTGAAGCGTATTCAAATGCCATAATGGAAGCCACACTGGGTGTTGCTCAGAACGAAGCGTCTTTCTTTCAGACGCTCACGGTTAAAAATCTAGACAACCGTCAGCAGGCTATTATCAACAAGGCTCAAGTACTGTCTAACTTTGAATTGGCTAATTTAAATGCGCGGGAAAGTGCGGCGGTTACCAATGCACAAGCCTTCCTGCAGATGGACTTATCCAACCTGACTAACGAGCAGCAAGCTGAAGTCGTAAACAAGCAGGCGATGGTGCAGGCTTTGTTTGAGGACCAGAAGGTAATCAATACTCAAAGGTTGTTTACTGCAGAGCAGAACAATGAATTTGAAAAATTCTACGACCAGTTAAACGCAACAATTGCCCAGCAAAATGCTGCAGAGAAGAATGCAATGGCGCAGTTTAATGCCGGTGAAACTAACACCGCTGCTAGATTTGCTTCAGAGCAAGACCAAGCTGCAAATGAGTTTTATCAGAATCTCCAGTATAATGTAGACACTGCTAACGCCAAATGGCGTCAAACGGTTATGACCGCTAATACAGAAATGTTGTTTGAGGCTATTTCTACAGATGTTAAAAACCGTCTGGACCTTACTCAGGAAGCCCAAAACCGGCTGTGGGATAGTATCGACAATCTCCTTGATTACGCCTTCAAAGGCGCAGTCAGCGATATGCAATTTGAGACGCAGTTACTGTCTGCCCAGTTAGGCGCACAAGCGAATGCCGGATCAGACGATAGCGGTAAGTGGGGTGCCTTTGGTACTATCACAGCAGCACTGATAATGTCATCAGACACTCGTCTTAAAAAGAACATCGTTAAAATTGATACTCTCAAGGGGATCAACTTCTACCAGTGGGAGTGGAATGAAGAAGGTATAAGAATAGGTGCCAACAAATATCCTACCTTCGGCGTACTCGCGCAGGAAGTACAAAAGACCCATCCAGAAGCAGTCAAAACAGGTGATCATGGTTATCTGATGGTAAATTACGGGATGATATCAAATGAAGTTTGAGCAGGCGGTACAGAAGTCTATCAAGTCGTTTCTAAAAGGCGATATGCCAGAGAAATTGATGGAGATGAAAGAAGGCGGTCTGATGTACACGCCGGAATTTTTCGATGATATGCAGGAGCAGTACAAGTCTGCTGAAGCCCAGCCGCCAGAGGAGACTGAAGTAGATGATTAAAATAAATGCTCCTATAGCCGGTGCGCACTACACCTCAGATACTCGCAATTATCCTTGGCATAGACCGCCAGACATCACCGACTATGACGAGGCGGTGGAGTATATGATCCAAATGATCGATGCTGAAGAGAAGACTGAAATGGTCTTTGCCATGCTGAAGATCGAAGCACACATAGCCACTGTCGTATCTACTCTTCTCCTACAGGTTATTGCCAAGGGAAAGATACCCATCGATCTGGCTATTCTCATTGCAGGACCGTTGGCAAGATATGTTGAAATTATTTCTGAGGATGTAGGCATTAAAACTGAAATGGGCGTGGATAATAAGAACCGTATGATTATCACTCCTACGCTACTCCGCACCGCGCTGGGCATCGTTGAAGAAGACGAGGCTGTTGAGCAGGAAGACCTGATGATGGCAGCACCCGCCGAAGCACCTATGGGCCTTATGGCACCGCCCAATCCTGACGTAGCACCGCCTGATGAGCAGGCTGCAATGTTGGGTGACGTACCAGTAGAAGAGGAGCCAGAAGATGTCGTTTAGAGATGCAGCA